CGAAAGGCCGCACGCATGACCCAGGCAACACTGGCTGAAGCCTGCGGCCTGGAACGCACCAGCGTCACGAACCTTGAAGCAGGCCGCCAGATGCCGCGCCTGGATGTGCTGCACCGCATGGCCGACGTGCTGAAGATGGCACCCGACGAACTGCTGGGCTGCACGCCTGCGGCGCGGCCTTGCTGCGGCAGCTGGTCGAGCTGCGCTGTGCCGTGCGTGCCGCGAGCCAGCCACTGGCAGGCCGAAGCGCACCGTATGACCGACCGAGTGCATGAACTGCAGGGCCTCATCGCGCAGCGCGCGCTGGAGGAACTGCGCGAACAAGAACGCCGGCATGGGGCCGGCGGCTAACGGCTTGGTAACCTGACCATAGGGGCAGCTAATGAAACACGAAGAAGCCACGGTGCCGCCTGCCCCTATGGGTCAGGTTGACCAAGGGGTTAGGCCGCTTGCTGCGCGCCTATGCCTGCTGCGGGTTTTGCTGGCGCCGATGTACCGCGCGCACTACGAGACAGTTCTTGAGGCCGCGAATACATTGCGGTCCGAGCGCGATTCGCGCGGCATGTTTGTGGCGAGGCTGGAGAACATGCAAAAGAACGGCGACAGGTGGCTGACGGTTGAGGCGGTGCTGGCGCTGCTGAACGACTGCGACATGCTGGCCCAGCGGCCTAACGTTCGAGCTAACTTGCCGCCGTAGGCGGTCAAGTTGAGCGAGGGGTTGGGCGGCTGGTGAACGAAGGCACAAAAGGTGGCGCGTGATGGAAACCGAATACCCGCGAGATGACCAAAAGCGCGCATGCCTGCGCTGCCTATGGTGGCGGCCGACGAACAGCGTTGCCGGGCACTGCAAGCGCATGCCGCCCGCCCGCCCTGACGGCGAGGCGGAAGGTTTCTGGCCAATGACCGGCCGCGCCGACTGGTGTGGCGAGTACCGCGAAGGAGATGCCGCATGAAAGAATTGCCTGCCGAAGTGTTGCGCTGCCAAGTGGACAGTCTGCGGGATGCGCTGCTGAAGGTGCTGGACACGCGCGAGAAGGAAGCCAAGGCGTGGTTTGCCTCGCACAACGCGAAGGAGAACTTCTCGGATCGCGGCGTGCGCGAAGAGCGCGAACACTTGGCCGCCATGACAGAGGCAAGCAACGCTGAAAAGGAAGCGCGTTTGTTGCTGGCAACGCTTCGGGCTGCGCCATGACAGACGTGACGCTGCACTTCAAAGCCGAAGGCCAGCGCGCGTGCGTCGTGTGCGGCGCCGACCTGGGCCGCCGCGTGAGCCGCTGGTGGCTGGTGAACTGCTGGACCGCTGACCCGAAGCACTACCGTGCACAGCAGACCAGCCACCCGGCAGAGACGGCGCGGCCCTGCGGAGTGCTGGACCGCAGCAAGACGCCCAACGTTGCAAATAAGCTGGCCCGCCGTGCGGGCTCAGCTTGATTTGCGTGTTAGCCCGCTGTGTCCGAAGCGCGCAAATGTAACAGTGCAAATAGTTCTTGCGTGAGTGCTCACGATGCCCTAAAGTACATACATCGCAACACAGAACCCCGGAGCAAACAACATGGACGCAAACGCACTGATCGCCGCCAAGGCTGCAATCCTGACGCTAGAGCGCACGGGCCTGATGACGGCGCGCGCCGCCAAGGCTGCCCGCAAGGAATTGCGCGCCAAGATCAGCGAAGCCATCTCGTATTGGGGCGACAAAGGGCAAGACGACATTGTGGAAGGCTTGAACGCCGCTTATCGCTCGATCCTGCCTTGAAATGTATCAACGAAATGTCTACTGAAACATTGAAGCCAAAGACCGCAGCCCAGCGCCAAGCCGACCGCAAAGCCCGCGAGCTTGCCGCAGGCCGCGTGCAGTGGAAGCGCTGGGTTCACCCTGACGATGTGCCCGCACTGACGGAGTACGCCGAGAAGCTGGCACGCAAGAGATCCCGAAGTGAGAGAGCGGGCTAACAGATAGCTAAGTGGGCGCGCGGCGGCCCAAACAAAAGACGAAACCTGTGAGCGCTCCACTTGAGCGCATGGTTAGGCATTGCCGCTTGACACTACCCAAGCGCTTAGCTAATATGCGCACACCAACGACAGGAGATCAACATGGTTACAGCAAGCGAGATGGGCAAAAAGGGCGGGCAAGCCAAGAGCGAGGCCAAGGCAGCAGCGGCGCGCAAGAACGCCAGCAAGCCGCGCGGCAAGTGGGTGACGGCCATTGGGTACGAGATTGCCAACGTTGGCAAAGCGTTTTCTTTTGGCCTCGTTTTGGTTGCAGGCAAGCCCCCGAGCGATGCAGAAAAGCAGCACGACTGGGTTTGCCAGCAGGTGCTGAAGCATGGCATCGGGATCGACGAGCGCTGCGGGTTTGAATTTCTTGAGCTGGTTGTCACCAGCAGAATGGTTTGATCATGTTCGTCATCATGAGCATCAATTGCGGATACTGCATAGGTCCTGGCGCGTTTGAAACACGGCAGCAGGCTGCTGATTGGCTTTATAGGCGCGCAAGAAGCCCTGCTGACCTTTTCGGCTGGGCCATAGTGCCGGCCTAACCTGCGTATGCCTAACGAGGAGCTAACGTGAACACAACGGCGCTACAAGCCGACCCGAAGCGTGAAGACACAGCCGCCGTTGTGTTTCACGTTGAGCGCAGGGTTAGGCTTCCGATAAGCGAGACATTCCCAGCCTGGAAGAAAGGCAACCGCTCGCGCAGCCCATACGAAAACGCTGCCGCATCGATGCAGGCGCTGCACGCTCGCGCCGACGTGACACGCTCGGAACTGCGCAAGATCATCGAAGCCGGCACAGATGACCACCAAGTAATACGTGTGTGGCGCTGGCTGCTGGATAGCGGGTTTGCTGTGCCTGGCGCGAAACGCGGACGCGCCGAAACGCTGCGGCTTGCGCCAATGTGGCGCGGGCCACGGGATGAGAAGCCTAACGGTCGAGGCAAGCTGCACGCGGAGGCGAAGCCGTAGCGTGTCAGCTTGGGCGATGTGTTAGGCCCCAACGTGACCAAGTAGGAGAGTGAAGATGGCAACCCACCACAGATGCGAATGGAACTGCGGCGGCACAGACTGCGATGCGCCACGGAGGCCGCCGCGCGAAGCTGGCCCAGCAATCAACCTCGGCTTCTACGCTGGCACCTACGGCGGCACGGTGCCGCCCAAGCCGAAGCGGCGCATTGATCCGTGGCTGGCCGCTGCTGTGGCGCTATACGCGGCCAATATCATTGGCTGGGCTGCGTGGGCGCTGTGGCGTGGCCTTGGGGCCTAACGCTAGGTTAAGCGGGAGACAACGGCCGTGACGCTGCCGACGAAGCGCACAGGTGCGGATAGCCGTTGGCTCTCCGCTTGAACCGACAGTTAGGCGTCATGCGGCGCCGCAACAGGAGAGCGATGATGAGCAAAGCACAAGCATGGGAAGCGCGAGCCTCCAGGCTCTGCGACAAAGCCTATTACGACGCAATGAAGCAAAGCCGCGAGGTCGGAGACGAAGACCCGGCCAGCGTGCAGCAGCGGACGTTCCGAAACCTGCACGGTCAGATTGGCGACCTGTGCCGCGACCTGGCCTGCTACGAGCCGACGCGCGACAAGCACCTTGAGTACATCGAAGTGACGTGCATCGAGATGGACTGCGATGTGCTGATCGGCGTGGAGTACGAGCCCGGATCACCAGGCATGCACACGATGCCCAACGGCGACCCTGGTTATCCCGACGAGCCGCCAAGCCTGGAGGTTTGCGAGGTGTGGCTGAACGGCGCAGACATCGGCGCGGTGCTGATAGAACGGGTGTGCGAACAGTTGAAGGACGCCGCGTGGAACAAGATGAGCGACATTCAGCGCGACCGGAGGGAGAGTGACGCGGCCGAGCGATACCAGGCGCAGCGTGACGAGCGGGTGTATCCATGACGCCTAACGTTCGAGCTAAGCCGGACACAACAGCGGAGATACACGATGAGCACTGACAAGATTCCCGAGTACAAACCCACAGCGCCGCTGTTGGGGCTTGGCTTGAGCGAGGGGTTAGGCCCGCTGGTGGAGCGCGAGAGCGTGGACGACGCCCTGATGATCGTGGAGAGCTACGGCCCGTGGGGCGCCGACCTGAACGACGCGCACCGCCGACAGATTGTGCTGGCCGACGAAGTTCACCACCTGCGGCACCTGTACGAAATGGCCGTGCGCGGACGCGCCGAAATGCGAACCGCGCTGCGGCAGGAACGCGAAAGCCTGGAGGTGCGATACATGGCGCTGTTGAAAGCAGTAGCAGACGGCCAAGCGATGCAACCCAGGACGGTGATTTTGGACTTGGGGCCTAACGTTCGAGCTAAGCAGGAGCCAACAGCATGAGCAAGATTGAATCCGCCAACACCGCCACCGATGCGCCTACACAGCAGCCTGCTGTTGACGCTCTGCTTGAGCGAGTAGTTGGGCGGCTGGAGCCGGGACGCGCTGACATGGCCCCGCGCCTGACAACCGACCAGCGAGCGCGCCTGATTTCAAGCGGCCCGAACGCTGGCCGCGTGCGCCCGCCCGGCTGCTATGAGTGCGCCTGGGGCAAGGTGGCCGGGTGCTGGCGCTGCGGGAGCCGGGCATGAGCGGCATCACCGTGATCGTGGTGCCGACCTGGGCGGTATGGATTTTCACGGCGCTGGCAGTGGTGAACATCGTGCAGCACATCTGGAAGATCGTGCTGCTGAAAAAGCAGGCCCGCCGCGAGCCGCCCAACGTGTTTTAGGCAGCGTTGCGCAACTTTGCAGCCATGAAATTCCCAAAGATCACCCTGCGAAGCGCCACAGACCGCGCCAACCACGAACGCGATATGGGCATACCTGACCGCGAGCCTATCTGCGACACCCGCGAGGTGATCCCGCTGGATTTGCGCACGCACGGCGGCAAGCACTGGCAGATTGAGCCGCGCCTGGGGTACACGTCATGCAGGCTGCGCGACATGGACACGGGCGAGGTGGAATTCTGCGGGACGATGAAGCAGTGCTTGCGCGAGGTGTCCAGGGTGCTGGCGCACAGACTGGGGGCAAGGGCTTTGCAGTGATTATCTAGCCACGCCTTTGATCTTCTCGGTGGTGCGCAGTGCGCCCAGGCCCAGCATGCCCATCAAGACGGGCAGCATCTCGGTCAGGTCGGCAGGCGCCAGCGTGAGTGCTGGGCCACCGGCCAGCAACAACCCCGCCTTCGTCACCGGCAACCCGATCCAGTTCCAGGCGCAAGCGCTGCCGCAGACCCAGCCAATGAACGGACGCCAGCCGGCCACGAAAACGCTGGAGGATGCCGCCTCGGCCTTATTGACCTCCATCTGACCCTGCACCAACGTGACAGCGGCTGCCAGCTGCGCCTTCTCTTGCTCCGTCTTGTCGGGCCAGATGCGGTCAATGGCTTTGCCGGCCAGCTCCGCAACGCTTCCGAATCCAGTCAGGTCTGCCATGGTCTTTTCCTTCAAGCAAAAAGCGGCTGCACGCCGCGCTCATCAAGCGCAAACGCTTGGCGCCGCGGGCTTGCCGCAAAGCTCACATGCACCCAGCCGCGGCCTTGCTGCGCAAACTCCAAAATCAACTGGTCATAAGGCACGTCGCTGTCTTTCAGCGCCGCCACGATATTTGCCGGGCTGCCGTAGCGCGGGCAGATGAAGTCTGCCGCTTCGCCTTTGACGTGCTGGCTCGTGTCCTTGCTTTTAAGCGCACGATTCAGCGCTAGGCTTCGGTATCCGCTGCTGATTGTGATGGGCAAGCCACCAAGTCGAGCGCGGACAGCCTCCATTCCTTCCGCAGTGCGTTTCAGCGCAGGGAATAGTTCGGCTGGCGGGTCGTTTTTGATGCCGCGCCTTGATGCTTCACCGCTAAGGATGAATTCAGCCAGTGTGAAGTTAGGGCTCAGATTCATGGCTTTGCCTTCAGTGTTGCTATGGCCTTCTTCCATTCCGTCAGCGCGTCCAAAACAGTGACGGTTCCGCCTACAAACGCGGCAATGACAGCAATTCCAGACAGCAAGACGACAATGTTTCTGAATAGCGTGGCGGGCTTGCTGCGCTGCCATTCTTCCTTCGCGCTGGCCAATTCGCGCTCGATGTCGCCCTGCCGCTTCATCAGCCCCGACACCTCCGCGCGCAGACCGGCAACGTCGGCATGGGTTGCCCCGTTCGCCGCCGTTCTCTCAAGGTCTGCAAGCCGCGAGTTCATGGACCATAGAAGCACGCCGAGCGCTTCAAAGGATTTAATCTCTGGAGGTTCTGTCGATGCGCTCATTTTGTCGCTTAGATTTTGTCTTGTGAACTGCACACTTGTGCATGTCGGAACACCACCAGCGACAGCGCTATAAGCGTGATGCTGCCGATTTTGAACCCCACAGCAGCGCTGCACCTTTCAGCCGCGAAGGCGTGCGCGAACCACTCAGGCGCAGCCAGCCAGGCAGACGTGCAGCCCATGGTCAGCAACTCCTCGCCCATTGCCCAGGCCTTCAGGGACCAGTGAACAGCCAGCGGAGCAAGCAGCGCAAAGATGGCAGCGCTTCCCGCCAGACCGTACCAATCGCCCCAAGATGCTTCAGGAAAATGCTCATAGCCGTAGTGCCTGAAGGCTAGAAGCAGAAGCAGGGGTTCAGCGCGGCTTAGTGCCGCCACCGGGTCCGCCGCCGCTTTGGGGCCTGATTGAGTCTGCCGCCTTCTTGAGGAAGTCAGCGAGCCAAGTTCTGAGTGCTTTCATTCGTGCCCTTTTGCGGTAACGATGCCGTGCGGGTCGATGTTCATACAAGGCTCGTGCTGTAGGTGCCTGAACCAGCGATGCGGCATGTCCCCGCCGCGCCCGTGACTTCAACGCGCTTGACGTTGGCCGCGCCAACAACGACTTCGATGCCCTCGCCAAAATTGCGTGATCCTGTGGACTGATCCAACCAGCCGTATTTCCCCAGCGTTCCCTCAGACACGGTGCAACCCGTCACCACGTTGGAGATGGGCTTGCCTGTGGTGCCCACGTTGTCGATAAAAGCGATACCGGCCGAGCTGTTGGCCGCCCACACTCCAAGGTAGTCAAGCGTTCGGATGGTCACACCGCTAACCGTGTTGCGCGTGGTGTCGCCCACGCTCGCAACGCTCGAGCCCGCAAACACGATGCCAGCGAGCCCGACGTTTTCAATCGTGCCGCCTATCACGCTGTTGAAGCTCGCGCCGTGGATGAATTTGAGGCCCCAGATGTAGGCGTTGCGGATGTTGTTGCCGCTGAACGTGTTGAGCTTTCCGAACACGTCGATGCCCTCGCCCACGTTGTCGATCCAGTTGTCGTTGACGATGCAGTTATTCGTTGCTTGGTGCGCAAGGTTTATGCCGTCTGTCTCGAATCCGTAGGTCGACAGCAGCGAGCCGGAAACCGTCAAGTCCCTGATTGAGTTTCGGCAGATGCGAACACCGATAGAGCCGACAGAGTTAACCCGGTCGTTGTCCAGTTCGACGCCGGTAATCTGCGGAGCGCTTCCCCACACGGCAGAACTGGTGAAGTCATGAATCCAATTGTCGCAGATGGACCCGCCGACAAGGGAAGCCGCCCGGATAGCGCAGCCAACGGGGAAGCGGCTGATTTCGCAGCGCTCAATCCGCAACTCTTCCACGTTGCGCGCAACGATGGCATCGACAACACGCCCGTCTCCGACTTCGGAGGTAATCCGCACGCCAATGAGGAATGGAGCCGTATTGATGGTGTACGGGCTCACGGTTAGCCCGCTCATGTCGATAGCTGCGCTCGTAGCCGTGTACCGCGTGCCCAGGCTCGTATTCGTGAACACGCTCACCGGGCAGTAAATTTCTGCCGTGCCGTCGCTCATCAGGCCGCAACGTGAGGGGATCGTGATCTGCGTCGTCAGGGTGTACCGCTTGCCGGGTGTCAGCCACACCGCGCCGCCGCCGTTGCCCTGCGCGACTGTCAGCGCCTGCTGAAGCGTGCTGTACTGGTCAGCGTAAACAACAACCGTCAGCGCCGTGTCCAGCGTGGTGGCAACCGCACCTGTTCCAGGCGGAGTCAGGGTCACGTCTGCCGCATCAATGTTGAGCAAATCGCCCGCATCAAGCGCACGGCTTACGTTGTCCTCCGCAAGCGCGGTGATCTCCACGTCGCTGGCGTCGAACACCCGGAACCGATAGGCCCCGCCGCCCATGAAGAACGTCACGCGGCCAGATGAATCAGCGATGACCGGATTGCTTGAGGCCGTGACCAGCGTCGAGTCCGTGTAGACCGCCTTGCCCGTCAGCGTGCCCGCCGCGTAGGTGTAGACCTTCGCCCCAGCGACGGGTGCGCCTGCCGCGTCTGTGATGTACCAGACGGTGCCGGTGAATGGTGTTGCCATGGTTATTTGCCCTGCAAAATGTTGAGTTGGTTTGCGGTCAGCCCCATGGCCGCCAAGTCATCCGCCGACACCACGCTACCCAAACGATTCATGCCGCCAGCCGTTCGTCCAAGGCCGTATGCACCAAGACCAACAGCGCGGGGGCTTTGGAAGGGCAGCAAGCCAAGCACGGCCGGATTGCTCGCAACTGCTGCGCCGCCAAGAGTTGCCAGGCCCGCGCCCTGCCCAGACAAGCTGCGTGGAGTCCACGAGTTCAGGGCCTGCCCAGCAATGGACGGCATCAGGCTTTGACCGCCCTGAGTTTCAAGAGCGCGGGCTAAGTCAGCTCGATATCCGTAGTTCGCGTTTGCGTTGTTTCTGGACAGCGATTGCAGCTTTCGCAAAGCGGTGTCATCGGCAGTCTTCTTGCCAAGAGACAGAGCGGCTGTGATCTGCTTTTCCAGGCTCATCGCCTCTTCATACGCGGCCATTGTTTTCGCGTACTCTGGCGACTGCGCGACGATGTTGTCCTTCACAGCGTTGCGCACCGCAGTTATCGTGCGCTGCGCTTGGCTCTGTTTGGGGCTGTCCGGGTAGATGGCATCAAGCCGCTGCTTCAGCGCGTCGAGTCCGATAGGCGTGTGCGACTTGGGATCAACGCGCCACTCTCGGACAACCTGCTCAATTTCCTTGACTTTGCGCAACTCATCGGGGCCGATCTTCCAGCGGTTTCCCTCTTTGAGCGAACCAACGACATCTGCCAGCGCTTGATCAATGGGCGCAAAGTTCAGGCGCGTCGTGTCGGCGGCCGTTGTTCCAATGCCCGCTTTGTAGTCCGCGCTTTTCTGGCTGCGCATGTTCTGAAGCGCCGTCCTTGCGCTTTCCAGAACATCGGACGCAGGGACATTGCCGCGCAGGTTGTCAATAAACGCCGCGTCCCCAGTCTTGCCAGCTTTGAACGCTTGCGCCACGTTTTCAGAGCCGGTGCCGGTAGTCATTCCGAGCACTGGCTTTGCAACCGCGCCCACGGCTTTGGCAGTTCCTTTGACAATAGGAGCAACAACAGACAGCGGGTTCGTGAACTTTGACGCCTGCATCAGTGCGTTGCCTGTTCGGCCAGCGCCTGCGGCAGACGCAAGACCACCGCCGACACCAAGCAGCATAGACGCATCACCAGCCACGCCCACCGGGTCAGTGATCAGCGCATTGCGTGCGCCTTCCATGCTGCCGTATCGGTCTTTGTAGAACTGGCCGACAGCAGAAGCCGAATCTGACGCCCGCTGCCCGGCTTCCGGGTTTGGGTCCATGCGGTCAATGGCCGAGCGCAAGCCTTGCGGCATCGCGTTCCGTAGCGAGCCCGCTGCAACGTCAGCCAATCCCTTGATGGTCTGCACCGGGCTGGTGACGGTATCGTAGATGCCGCCTGCAAACTTTGCAGCGCTGCTATGGATGTTTCCCGGCAAGTCTGACCACTGCGGGCGTGCTGGCTTTTGCTGCGCTGGGGCCGCGCCGTCCAGCACAAAACCGGGGGGCAAGGCTGGAGCCGCGTCCAGCTCAAAACCCGGAGGGAGCTTCGGTGTCATTTTGCTGGCACCCACTGACCGTTGACCAACTGAAGTTTCTCGCCGGTCTTTGGGTTAGTCGCCGTCTGTACAGCCGCGCCAGTTGGCGCACTGGCACCAGCGCCCGCAATGCGGTCAACTTCGGATTGCTTGCCCTTCGGCACGTCGGCCCGCATGCCCTCAATCGCTACGCGCCGCTCTCGTGCTTTCTGCGCGATTACTTCGGAACCCTCGCCGGGTTGCGGGAAGTATTGACGTTCGGCGTTTGCAAACTCGTCTGGGTTGATCACAGCACCAGACTCGCGCCGCAACACAGCGTTGATGAAGTTGCGCTTTGCCTGCATCAGTCGCTGCTGGTCTGCTGGCGCCATTGCAGTGATCGCTGAGCCGACCAAGTTGTTGCCCATGCCGCCCGGGATTGTTTTGTTCAGCCCCTTGCTGGACAAGTCGGTCATAACCTTGTCGGCTGACTCCATGCGCGAAGCAAACGCCACCGCTTTCGCCTGTCCTTCGGTTAGCGGCTTGTCTGCCTCGCCGGGCTTTTGCAGGGGCTTGCCGTCAGGGCCTGCCATGATTTGCGGCTGCGCGCCTGGACGATTCCCTGGTTGCGCGTAGTTGATGGTTCCGTCCGCGCCAACCACAGGCACCGGCGAGCCATATGAAATTGCCATTGCTGCCGGAGCGTGCGTGGTTTTCTTCTGCGCCAGCATGCGCAGCGCCTGCTGGTATTCCGGCGTTCCGTCTCCGTAAACCGATTTCAGCAGCCGCACTTCTTCTGGCTCTTTGGCCGCGCTCTTGTAAAGCTCTCGAACACCACTAGGCCCCACCTCTAGCAAAGCATCACCGACCACTTTCTGTGTGGGCTTCTCTGGCGCAGGCATCGCCTCTTTGATGTAGTCCATAGGCGTCCCCATGCCCGCCTGCATGGCACCGTGCAGCATCTGCATGCGCGGGTCAACCGGCTGCATGCGCTGCGCGTTCGCCATCGTCGGCCCGCCGCCGCCCGCTAGAGCCTGCTGGCTGGCCTGCATCTGTGGCGATGGGATCGACTGCCGAAACTGCTCCATGCGCGCCTGCTGCGCCGCCTGTTGCCGAGCCTGCTCAATCGCCAGTTGCCGCTGCTGGCTCACGTCCTGCATCTGCATCTGCAACAGAGCATTGCGCTGCTGGCGGTCCTTGAATTCAGCCGCCTGCATCAGCGCGTTGCGCTCCATGCCTGCGGGGCGAATCTGCACGCCCTGCGCGAGTAGGTTTTCGATGCCCATGTCAGCCTCCGCCTCCCCAATATTTGCGGTCGTATTGATCCTGCATCCAGTTGTTCACGCCGTTGTTGACGGTGTTGTACTGGCCCAGGTAACCGCCCGCGCGAATGTTGCCGCCCTGCTGTAGCGCGTTTCCGCCGCTCACCGCGAACTGGTTGTTGTTGGCCTGGTTGTTCTGCCCGCCTACTTGGGTTCCCGTGGCCACGCCCATGAGCCGGTTGAGCGACTGGTCGAGCTTGGTCCCGGCGTAGTCCTGCCCGTACTGCTGTGCGGCCTTCATCTGTGCGCCGCTGTAGTAGTTGCCGCTTGCCGCTGCCCGGTTGTTCAGTTGGTTCTGGCCCTGCTTCAACTGGAACTGATAGCCGGGCTGCTGGGTGATGCTGCTGGGGTCTTTGAGCAGGCTGTTGATTTGCGGCAAGACGGAATTGCGCAAGTCAAGCAACGGCTGGTTGTCTGCGCGGTTCTGGTCGTACATCCGCTGCATCAAGTCCATCTGCTGCTGGTTGCCCTGCTGCGCTGCGTCTGTGGCCTTGTTCTGGCTGTACAGCCCATACAGGCCCTGGCCAGCGCGGAGGTAATCGTTCATGCTGCCGTTGCCAGAGAAGAAGTCGGCAAGGCTGGTGCCTGCTTTGCTGCTCATCGTGTTTCCCGCCGTTGTGCCTGCGCCGGTTGCATAAGCCGCCGTCTCTGCGCCCGTCATGCCCGCGCCGTAGCCCTCTGCGCCAAACAGCGCGGCCTTGTCTGCGCTGCTCATGACGTATGGCGCTGTGCCCTCAGTAGCCGCTGCCGCCCCGCCGATTCCGTTGCCAGCGTTGGCCCAGCTTGCAGTAGCACCGCCCACCAAGGCAGTTGCCAACTGCGCAGCAGTCCAGAAGTTCTCGTCGCCGTAGTCGACTTGCTCACGCGTGCCAACGTCTGCGCCGCTTGCGTCTGTCAGGTAGCGCTCTGCAATCTGCGGGCCGGTTTGAGATTCGTTCAGGGTGTAGCCGCGCTCTTGCAGGTAGCGATACAGCGCATCAGCATCAATCCCGCCGCCGCTCATGGCGTCACCCGTGCCGGTGTAGGGCGTCATGTAGGCCTCTGCGCCGGGAAGGGTAGACAGCGAACCCATGAACCCGCTGCCGTCGCCGTTGCCTTGCGTTGCCATGTCCTGGCCAACTTCTTGAGGGCGAAAGAACCGGCTATATCGCGGGTCAATCTGCTGCGTCATCAGTGCGTTCTTTGCCATGTCGTTACCTCAACTTCTGACCGTTGCGCTCAAGAATTTGCAGCGCGTTTTCTTCGCCGGGGAAGACCACGAAATTGCTTGTGCCAGTGCCTGCGCCGCGTGATCCGCCGTCTAGGTAGCGGATACCGGGGATGCCTGCGCGCTTCAACACATCGGATGTAGCCGCGCGATTGTTCCCGCGTGCGATTTCTAGCGCATCCATTACTGCCGCGAATGGAGCATGCTGCGGGTCTTCCCACCCGTGATAGTCGCGCAGTGCTTGGCGTTCTGAATCGCCCAGCATCGGGCCGATTGCATCGCGCACGGCTTGCGGCTGACTCGCTAGCGGCAAATCGTGATTTGCCATCTTCGATAGCATCTCATCCGGCACTTCGACTTTGTAGAGATAGCCTGACTCCATCCCGCGTTTCCACGCCTCTTTGTCGGCATATTTCTGCGCCACCGGCTGCGCTTCCGCAAGATACGCCCCAATACCTTGCTGCTGCTTGCCCTCGCCCGTGCCGATCTTGCTGCTGTCGAAGCGGTCGAACTTGTGCGGTGAGCCGTGCCACACCATCGCCGCACGCTCTGCGCCCATCGCAACATCAGCCCCGCCGTTCATCGCGCCCATTGCCAGCTTGCCAGCCTGCATTGGGTACTTCGCCGCCACAGGGCCCGCAGCCATCAAAGCGCCCGCAGTCTCGGGCAGCATCTGCGTAGCAAGGCCCTTGCCGCGCGTCAGGTCGTGGCCGTAGCTGATGCGGTCAGCCGTCGCAGCAAGGTCACCGACGCCGACGCCGTTAGATAGAAACGCCAGCAGCGCGTTTGCCTTGCGCTTGGGGTCTTCCTTGTCTGGCATGTTGGCGAAGCGATCCACCGCGCCCAAGGCATCCGCAACTGTGCCCATCAGGGCGTTGCGAGGTGTTGCCCGCATCTCACCCATCAGCGCGTTGCGTTTGTCTGCCATGTCGTCCCCTATGGGATGTTTTCGTAAGGATTCAGAACCACGGGCGGGATCTGATCCGCACCGGTCAGTGAGTTGTTCACCACCACCTGCCGCACCACGTTGAGCGATTCGGCGTTGGCCTGGCTCTGCTGCGTGAGTGCGCTTACCTGTTGGCCGCTTTGCACTGCTGCGGCCTGCGTTGTTTCAACGGTTGTTATGACGTCGGGCAGCGATGCGGCTGCACGCCCACCTAGCCGCACGTCGGCAACGTGCTGGAAGAAGCGATACCAAGCCTGCTCCATGACGACAGTGCCGTCAGGCTTTGCGCGGCCTATGGGCGTCTGAGCGCTTGGAAGCCATGCCACATCGTTCGGGCGCGTTTGCGTGCTGCCAACGCCCGTTTGATAGACGCCTGACACTGCCCTGATGGGGATGTACAGCACCGCGCCCGATGAGCGCGCAGCACTGCCCGCCGCTACCCCGTAAGTCCGAAGGTAGAGGACAGCGCCGGTCGAGGCCATCAGTCAGGGAATACGATGCTGGCCGATGAGAGCGTGTGCGTGCCTTGCACTGCGTAGACGTCCTCTGTGATAGCGCAAACCACGCAGCCGAAGCTGGGCGCCGTCGTCAAGTCGATGGCAACGCCGCCAGATGTGGCCGCGACTTTGAAGGTGTCGGTGGTTGCGTCTCGGACAAAATACACCGTGCCCTCAGTCAGTCCGCCCGGTGGCGTGCCGTTGTAGAACACGATCTTCTGGGTATCGCTCCAGCCGTGAGCCGCCGCATACACCAAGTCGGTGCTGGCGATGCTCATGAAGTTTTTCGGAGTCGCGCCGCCATTCGGTGCGGTTCCTACAAATGCCGCGCCGTTCCAGAAGCCAACCCAGCGCACGGTACTGGCAGGAACGTCGAAAGCCACAGACGCATTCAGCGCACGAATGCCGCCCGAGGCCGCGTTGACGGTGATTGCCTTGCGAGCGTAGGCAGGAGTGCCGCCCGCCACCTCGCTGGTGCCGGTGGAGCCCGGGAATGCGGTGTGCAGGCTGGCGTCCGTGAATGTCTGCCCGCCGAGCATCGCGTTTTTCGTTGCCAATGGCCACGTCATGATCGTCCCGCCTTGCTGTCAATACTCAAACCCATGATCGACGCCTTGCAGTCGTCGGTGCAGCGGAACTGGAAGACGCGATTACGCCCACTTCCAAGGTTGTCCCACTTCACCCGCTTGCCGTACTCGCCCACCTTGCCGGTGCTGCGAGGACTCCACGCGCTCCACGTTTGCCCTGCGTCGTTGCTGTAGCGCATCTCGATTGACGGCGCGACTCCGCTGTCGGTGTAGCCCACGGTCATATCGAGGACTGCGCTGCCGTAAAAAACCCGGCGCTGGGCCGGGTCTGCTTGGTGCGGTGTCGTCCACTCTCGGTAAATCGGATCACCCTCGTTCGTGTACGAATAGGGGTCGATTTCGTACACGTTGCCCGATGAGTCTCCGCACAGGTGAACACCGAACGCGAAGACGTGGCAGTCAGCTCGCCAGCGCTTGAGGTTCGCGCCGTCCATGTCCACCCGCTCATGCCATTTCTGAACGCTTGCGTCATAGACCCAGGTCGATTCAAGGCCGGGGATTTGCAGGCAGTAGAAAGTCTGCCCCGCGTCTTGGTACGTCCAGGCGTAGGAGCCAGATACGTCGGTCAGCTTGGCAACCTGATCTTCCAAGTCCTGCGTGCTGATTCGGATGGGCGTGTAGCCGCTTGAACCGCCCGCGCTCCACACGATGCCCTGGCCTAGCTTGTCGTAGCCCATCCAGTAAATCGTGTTGTCGATCTTGCGGGGCGTCATGGCCGCAGCGCAGCCCACCTCAATGGCCGCGCCGTTGTTGCGCGCGTATACCTGTTCGCCGTTCGGGTACGGGCTCCAGACTTCAGTGGACGACACGCCGAAGAACCACAGTTCGCGGTGATCCACCAGATGTGCCACGATGTTGTCAGGCGCACCCTCTGCGCTTGCGAAATCCAGCGCGTCGTATGTGTCTCCCTGGTCTACGCCGGTCGTCCAATAGAACTGCTGCGTGTCGGGCCTGACAAGCTGAAATTTGCCGTCCAGGTTGCTGACGCGCTTCGAGCCGTAGAAAGCAGGGGCCGTGATGCGCGCAAACGCACCGGACGCCAGGCCGAAGATGTACCCGTTCTGCCCGTCAACGATCATCAAGTCAAACAGCCCGTGCGCCATTTCAACCCAGCCGGTAGAAGTGGCAAGCGTGCCCCTTGCGGTGGCTGCAAACGATGAGGACAGCTCATACAACACAGAACCCGCGACAACAAAGCAGCGGGTGTCTGCCCAGTACATGCCGCGAATGGGGCCTGCAAGGGTAGCCAGCAAAGTAAGCCCCGGAACCTGCTCGCGGTAGAAGCCTGCCTTCTCTTGCGCGGGCTCGGTCTTCTTGAGCATGTAGCCGATATGCCGCTCAATCGTGGCCCGTGGCGTGCGCCTGCGTGCGAGCCTGCGCGATGCGATCAGGACAGCATCATTCGCATCAACCGTCTGCGTCGTGCCGAAATCGAACGTGACGGTGAAGTCAGTCACAGCAGCACACCGTCCTCGTACATGCGCAGCGTGGCGACTCCACCCGGAGGCGTATCAAAGCCGCTGCCGTCCTCGTTCAGCGTGGCCGTGCTGGGCAGGCTGACGATCAGCAAGCGGTATTCCTTGGCGGAATCGAACGTGGGCAAGGCAGCGGAGATGAGACTCCCGTAACCCTGCGAGCCGCTGGTGATAACAGCCGATCCGAGGATGCCGTGACCGGCGAACTTGCTTGCCACCAGTGCCCCGGTAATCAGCGGTGATGTGTCTGCGCGGAGGCTCATGTCACACCGCTGGCAGCTTGACGCAGCCGTACTCACCGCTGCTGAACTCGTAATTCAGGCGGTACGTTGTCCCGGCCAGCATGGAGGCGTTGCTGACTGCTGTAGTCACTACGCCGCTGACGTTGGTAGACAGTCCGGTGATGGCCGAGCCGATCAATGACCCGGTGCTCACGTCGCTGACCCAGAACGTCACCGCCGAGCTAGTGATTGCCGCGCCGTTGTTGCGCTTGAACACATACAGCGCCGCGTTGCTCAGGTTGATCGAGCCGACACCGGAAGCCGCCGCCGTGCTCTGCGTTGCAGTCAGTGCTGTGCTGACGTTGCCAGCCGCGTCTTTGGCCCTTACTCGCAGCCCGTAAGACGTGGAAGGCGTCAGGCTGGGGAAGGTGTAGGTCAGGACAAGGCCAGCGTCAACGTAGCCACTGCCGCCGTTGCTGCTCACCTCGTAGCTGGTCACACCCACGTTATCGGAACCAGCAGGCCACGAAAGCTGAATGCTGCTGCTTGTGACTGTGCCGATCACGATAGAGCCGGTCAGTACGGGGACAGTCGTGTCACCGGATGCCGCCGTCGTGAAAGCCGCAGTGCTGACCACGTTTGACGTGGTGACGCCCGACACTTGCACGATGTCAACGTAGTTGTTGGCCGTCGATGCTGTCAGGCCCGTGACTGTGCGGCTGGGCGTCGTGGTTGTGACGGTTGACGTCTGCCCGGTCGCAATGATGGTTGCTGCCGATGCCGCAGAGCCGCCCACGCGGGCCAGGAAGTACGCCGTCCCGCTAGATACCGTTGTGGTTGCGCCGATCAGGGCTGTGGTGCTTCCAGGCGTGTTGGTGGGGCTGGAAAGCACGGGCGCAGTGGGCTGCGTCCATGTGCTTGTAACCACGTTGGACGTGCCCGTCGTGGCATCGACGTAAACCACATCGGCAGAGTGCGAAGCCCCAGGCGTCAGCCCTGTGAGCGGCACAGACTTTGCGCCAGCAGTGGTAACGGCAAGCTGCGTGCCCGTGGAAATGATCGTTGCAGACGAAGCAGGAGAGCCACCCACTCGAGGCAGCGCGTACATGATGCGCGAGCCGCTGCCGCTCACCGCGTCGATGGTTGCGCCTGCGTTTGCCGTGGTGTTGCCTGTAGCTGCGCCAGTGGGAGAGGTGAGGACGGGGGCGGCAGAAGTGGTAAACGCGGACCCAGTAGACCAAGCAGAATCACCCACTACATTAGTGGCACGCACGCGCGGCCGATGCTCCGTCGATGCAGCCAAGCCGGTGGTGACGAAGCTCACCGCATTGGCGGCCGTCGGGTTCGTGGCGCCCGTGGCATTGGTCCAGTTACCGGCCCCGCTGGGTGTTTCGAGTTGGACCGTGAAGCTGGTTTCGTCCCCGCTGTTGTCCGTCCAGTTGATCGTGGCGCCACTGGAAGTGATGCCCGTCGTTGTTCCGATGGTCGGGGCATTCGGTGGCGCGCTCTCCGTGATCGGGTGGCTGCCAGCCTGTGACGTGCTGGTGGCCGTGAGCACTCTGCCATTCACACCCGTTTGCGTGCTGGCCTGAGTCAGCAGGCTCCAGTAGTCGACCAGACTGCCGCTCTGCACGGTGCTGGGCACGACACCGCCGCCGCTACCGCCGCCAGCACTGCCCGCAAGCGTTTGGAAGTCAGAGAGCGTGAGCGCAGCATTCCACAGTGCGCAGCAGGCGACGTCGCCCTTAAACCGGTTGTCAGCAGGGATGCTGCGCACGCCCATTGCAATGGTGCTGATCTGCGACGGAGTGACCGTGCTGCTTGACGTGTCCGAGACCGCTGCCCCGGTGCGGTAATAGACGGTTCGCGCAGCAGCCCCTGACTGCGCGTTGAAGACCACCATCATCGGATACCACGTACCAGCCGCCACATTGTCGGTGCTGAAAGCCGACACACCGCTGCCCGTGCTACTGAAAGCCCGCGCTTTGGTTGTGTCAAGGAATGCCCCGATGCTGTTGGCCCCCCCGTTCGAGGCGTCTGCGGCCTTGACCTCAAGCACAAACGGAAAGCCGTTTTGCAGAGGCGTGGCGCTTCGAACCCAGCAGAACAGTGTGAACGGGAAAGCCGTCACATGGGCGCCAGCGGTGCCGCTCAGTACGAGCTGTGACGCGGTGCCGTCGAAGGTCAATGCCATGTGAGCCTCAGATGGTGTGACCGCAGGCGGTCAGGAAGTTGTCGATGTCCGCGCTGACGCCCCACGGCTGCGCCAGCCCGTAGTAGCCCCAGCCCTGATGCCCGTGCGTCTGCTGGTAGCCGCCAGCGCGCCACGCTCCAAACCACGCGCTCCACTGGGCTTGGCTGATGTTGGAATCGGTCACGAGCTTGGCGCTCACAACCGTCACGCCTTCGCTGGATGAGCCGTAGACCAGACGGCCCTGTCCCACAGCCACTGCAGATGGGTAGCCGATGGTTTCCCATGGCGTGCCCGCTCCATAGCCCGCCGAGTTGACGCCCACGTTCAGGCCTTGCGGGCGCCCGTAGTTGAAGACGCCCCAGTTGCAGGTGAACACCGTGCCCGCTGGATAGAAAGTGCCGTCAGAGACCGCGATCTGGAAAAACTTGCTGTTGCTGTCCACGTTCGGTGTGGCGACGACCTCCGCCACTTCGGTGGTCAGGTTGATCCGCCGCACCTGGCGCTGAATGAGAGCACCCCAGTACAGCCATCCGTCGTGCAGATAGAGGCCCTCGGGTAGCTGGCAAGGCTGCGCCTGCGCGTTGGCCAAAGTCTGCCCAACGTTGAGTTTTGCAACCCGGTTCTGGTCGAGCGCTGACACCGCCGTGCCAGAAATCAGCGTGCGGATGTAGGCGCCTGTGTCCGCGCTGTGCTCGACGATCCGATGCAGCTTGCGCTCGGTTATGAACAGGCTTGACCCAGTGCACACCACGGACCAAGGGTCTTGGAGGCCTGTGATGAACTCCGTCACGATGGCCGGTGCATCTCGAACCGTGGCGTTGAATTGCAGCTTGATGATGCGGTTGTTCTGGGTGTCGCTGATGAACACGACCGGCCCCACGACGTGCGGCTGCTCGCCCCCAACTGGCGGAGCGCCCGGGTCCGTGGTCAGTGTGCGCGCGTCCCAGGCGTGAGCCCATGCCTCGTGGAAGCCGTGGCGCTCTGTCGGGATGGCCGACCAGTCGCCGATTAGGTCAAGGTCTCCCAGCGGGTTGCCGGGAGTGCTGGCAAAAGGAACCTTGTGCCGCCAGCCCGCCAGCGTGGTGACTGTGCCATCCACGTCGATGCGGCCAAAACTCCAAGGTGTGAGGAAGTAGATTTTCCCGTTGCGGCCGATCTGCAAGTGCGTGACCATGCCGACCACAGCCCGCCCGCGAGGCCCGTCAATGCTGGCCAAGTTGCCGGGGTACAGCGCCCGCATCGAGTCCCAAAAGTAGAACTGATGATTGAAGGTGTGCGTGACTCCACCGCCGTTGCCCTGCGGCCTGTAGGTGTCCTGCCTGCGCCACGGCACGATGTGCTTTTCCACCATCTGCGCCCGCGTGTAAGCGGTTGCCGCTTCCGGGTAGCTGCGCGATGGGAAAGGCACCAGGATCGGGTCGAAGGTCTGCGGGACCATCCCGTATCGGTAGGGCTGCTTCTCGCTCATGACCGAGAAAGACGCCGTTGTGATGGGCATGGTGGACTGCGACACACCAGCAGAGCCGATGCGCCGGTAGAAGGGCCACGGGGGGCACGTCTCCCCGGTGACTGAGCCCACCGGCTCAATCTTCATCCAGTGCCAGCCTTCCGCGAACGGCGCCAAATCGAGGGTGAAGCTGCTGCTCAAAGTGACGCCAGCGGTGACGCTGACCGTAGCCCGCTCGACGTCATCCACCAGCAGCCGGTAGGTGCCAGCAAGCAAGGCCCGATTGCCCCCGGATGCGGTCGGGTGCCAGCCACGGAAAAGCACCGTAGCGCTGCTGCCCGTGTAGACGGTTGGGTCTTGGAAGCGCTCGTAGGGCGTGCCGTCCAGGTAGTCACGGAATGTGATCATCCGGGAGGTGTCCACGTTCAGCGTGGTCAACGAGACAGCCGCGCCCTCAGACGTCACCACCGGCACTTGGTACGCACCCACTGTGCGAAGCGATACATCGTCTGGCCGCTTGTTGTTGAGGATGTCCAGCGCGGGCATTTCAGCCGCCGAGACAGCGCCAGTACGCAGGCCGCTGGTGCCGCTTACCCGCAGGTCGTGGTTAGGCCAAGTGATGCTCTCAAAGCCCGCGCCGGTTGAGCTGCTGAACACCAGCGGCGCGAACCCGCTGGGCGTGGTGTCCATGTCGCTGTAGTTGCCGCCAGCCGCTGGGTTGCCGCTGGGTGCTACGCCTGCTGTGGCCACAAACCCGGCCACGTTGAAAGCCGCGGAGTTGTAGATTTGCCCGTTGGCGCCTGGGCTGGCCAGCGCAAAAGTGCCACGGCTGCGCACGCTGACCAGCGTGCAGTCATAGAGTTTCCCGCTCAACGAGAACTCAGCAATGATCCCGGCGCCAGTGGCGCGGGTGTTGATGATCACGCAGCGCGTTGCGATGTGCGGGCCGTTCGGGCTCAGCACATAGTTGACGCCAGCGCTCTCAAGGATGCACTGGTCAAACCGGCAGGTTGTAGTGGCCGTCGATGTGTGCACCGCGTAGCCCGTGGTCGATGCCACCTGCATGCGGGTGATGCGGCCAAAGCCCTCGCGGATGTCGATGCTGCTCTGCACGCTCGGGTTCGGAGAGTGCTTCAACGCCGCGCCCACTGCCGGGTTGTACCGGAGCGGGTTGGTCATGCGGTCTTCGTGGTCCGCAAAGCTATGGCCAGGGGCGGCCGTGATCTCCATGTACCTGGTGGCGTCCGTCGTCGCGCCGATCACGTCCAGGCCCGCCGCCAACTCGTTGACCGTTGCAAACTCAGCGCCGGACAGAAGGCGCATCTGGTAGCACTGATTGAGGCCGACCAAGTTGAGCGGACGATTAGCCTCTGCCAGTTGAGGCGTAGCCCAATCACCTCCAGCGCCCACAGTGACCCACGTCCATGTGGGCGCGCCTGAACCGGGCAGCGTTACTGAGCCGGTGATCTCGTCAGAGCCAGAAGGATTGCTGGCTCTGACGCGGATCAGGTCGGTGGTGGCTGCGGTGCGGCCTGTGATCTCCGCGAACGGATCGGTGCCCGAGCTGGCCCAAGTTGCTCCGTCATCCAGGCTGTAGTCATAACTGGTGGCGTGTTTGACGCGGGGCCAACCCAGGGTGTAGTACGTCGGGCTCAGCGCCAGCACATAGATGCCTGAATCCCCGAAGTTCGGATCAGGCAGCACGGTGCTGCTGGTGAACGTCCCAGCGCCTGCATTGGTCAGGCCCATGGTGTTGGTGATGGAGTAGGCCGTATTCCCATCCGCTGCGCGCGTGATGGTGAAGCCCTTGGCCGCACCAGACTCGCCAGATGTCCACGACAGCGACGTCGGGGAGAAGGCCGCGCCACTGCCCACGAGCGTAACCGTGCCGCTGCTGGGCGCCGCCCCATTGAGCGAAACCGTTCCAGCCATGGCCACGCCAGTGGTGCCGGTTGCTGGCAGGGTGATGGTGGCTTGGGTGGCGACGGAAGGCGATGGCGGCGGTGGCGCAGGAGCAGTCGCCGCAAAGCTCATCGGAGAGCCCGCAATCGTGGCGCCTGGCGTGCTGCTGCTCAGGCTGATTGACTTGATGCCAGCCACCAGCGCGGTAAGCGTGAACGCGGCCTGCACGCCGACAGGAATGGTGCCCGTGCTCGGGTCGATCAGCACGTCAGAAGGTGACGATGCGATCGACCAGTTACCAGGCGCAGATCCGGTGTTGGTGACGTAGCCCGTGATCGGAACGCCAACAAGGGGACTGCCCGATATGCCACTGAGAGTCAGGTACGGCGCGGCAACGCCGTCACCCCAGCGGATGATCGACGCGCCGGGGTTGCTGAAGACTATGCTGTTAGGCATGTCAGCCTATCAAAGCTGTGGACGGCCTGCGCACAAGGCGGGCCGCGTTGTTTGCTGCGTTGCGCGAACTTTCGTTGACCGCATCGACGCACTGCGCAAACTTCGCCATGAACATCTGCGCTTGATCTGCCGCCTTATTGAAGAACGGCACGGCCTCAACCAGCGCGGCGTAGATGAAGAGGTCGGGCTCTCGCAGGATCAGCGTGTTGGTGCTGAAGTTCGCAGGTGTCAGGTCCGGCAGACGTGCGTAGTAACGGCCCTCAACCAACGTGCCATCCGTCACTGCCGGGCCGAATCGCAGGTTTGCCCCCGACGCAGCGAAGTACCGGCAATCACCCGTTGGCGTGTATTGCAGGTAATCCAGCAGCCATTCCTCGGCAACAGGCTCTAGGGCTCGCTTGCCGAAGTGGATGAGGCTGATTTCCTCAAAGTCTGACGGCAGCGGGGCAAGGTTCCCCGTAACGCTTGTAGAGGTGAACGAAACCTCGTTGTAGCGGCAGCGAACCACGCGGTACAGCCGACGCTGCGCAAGGGCAACAATCTGGTTCAGCGTGTTTTGTGACAGGTCACTCACCGTCACGTCGTCGCCGTCGATCAGGCGCATGACTTGCACCAGATAGTCGGGATACGACGCGATGCTCACCGCAACCCCTTCATGATGACATGCGGGTCACGCAGCTTAGGCGCGGCCAGAAACTTCGCATTGGCTGGATCGCGGAGCTTCTGTTCCATGATCACGCTCATTTCATTCGAGAAGATGCCGACACCGGCTTCACGCGCCCACTCCATCAGCACCACAGCGGGCACCTCTGCAACGTGCTGGGCGAAGCCCTCGGGAGAGTTCGCGTCAAAGCGATGATTGCGCCCGGCGTGAGCATATTTGAGGATTGGCTCTACATCCTGCTTGTGCTCGACGTGGATAACGCCGTCGCTTTCAACGTGCATCACCGCGTCAACCGCGCCAGGAATGTAGATTTTGTCTGCCATGTCGTCTGCTCAAAAAAAGGGGCGGCCCGTAGACCGCCCCAGACCTCGGAGAAAACTGCTTAGATGACAGCGGTGTTCAAGTCGGCCAGCACAGCGTGGGCCTTCTCGTTGCCGACTTCAAGGGTGAAGTTGGTCCACAACTGCTTCTTCTTGGTCAGGCCGGTGACAGCCAGGTCCTGGGTCTGCATCGGCTCCAGCGTGCGGATGGCGATGTAGTCAGGGTTGATCAAGAACATATCGCGCTCGCGCTGGAAGCGGTCCATGACGATCTTCAACGGGCCGAAGTCCGAGCGGTAAACGCTGATGGAAGCGTTCAACTCACCCGATTTCAGCTCGTAGAAGCGCGTGCTGTTGCCGGTCAACTGGCTCGACACGTTGGCACGGTTTGCGGGGCCTGCGAACAGGTAGCCAGGGAGTTCGTCCGCGTTGGTAATGGAGGTAACGACCAGCGCGCGCAGCAAGGCCTCGCTGAAAGCGCGCTGTGTTCCGTCAGTCGCCGCCGTGGTTGCCGAGCCGTTGGCACCAGTCGCGCCGCGTGACACGTTGGTCGTCAGCCACGAAGGCAGCGAACGCATCTTCTGCGCCGTGCCAGCCAAGCCGACCACGCGGGCCTGGTTCAGGAACATGGTCGTCTCCATGTCCCGCTTCAGTTCCTTCGACTTCTTGGCCATTTGCTTGGCCATTTCGTTCTTCACGCCGTAACGCTTGATCGCCTCTTGCGTCGTGGTGACGGATGCGGTCTTGTCCATCAACTGCGTGTAGTTGCCCACCAGGGTCGGCGTGGTGCTCGCGTCGATGCTGGCGTCGTCGCCTTCGATGTTGGCGTTGTTGGTGTCAACAGCCGACAGCGCTTCGATTGGCCACTGCGTGTAGGTGGCTTCAGCGGTCGTGCGCTTGGCCAGGGTGAGCAACGGCGTATCAATCGGGTCGATGTTCATGACGATTTCCGTCACGTTCTCGGCGTTGTTGGTGGACTGGTAGGTCTGGAGGGTATTTGCTGGGACTGCCATGATGGGCTCCTATTTCATGCGGGCGAGGAATGCAACCTCTGCCGCGTCACGGGTTTTGAACTTGCGCAGTTGCGACATCGCGTCTTCCTGCGCAGATGGTTTCTGCACGCGAACTCCCGGCTTCAACACGGGTGCCGCGTCTTTCGTCTTGGCCTTCAGTTCCGCTTTGCCCTTTTGCAGGGCGTCGTACTTCATGGCCTTGTGCATGTCGATGATTCGGCGTGCGTCTGTGGTGCTTTGCAGGTCTTCAAACGAACCGCCGCGCGCCAGGTGCCACTCAGTCAGCGCTTGGCCGTCCTGATCGCTCCACTTCGGCAGTTCCTTCTTGAGCGTGGCGAACATCTCTTCGCGCTTGCTCTGAAACACCTTGCCAAGAGCGCCCTGAACCGTGCCGTCTACAGCGTCCGCTGCGGCCTTCGCCTGGGCGAGTTGCTGCTTGGTGTTCAGGTACTCGAAGCCGATCAGCGAGGCCCTTGCGGGGTCTTCCTGCTTGATCGTGTTGAAGTCCAGCGCCTCGTACTGCTTGAGTTGATGCTCTAGCAGCCGGACACCGGCCAACGCCTCGGCTTTCTTGGCCGCGCCTTCAATCGCCGCCTCGACAAACTCGACCCGCTGCGCCAACACTTTCTTGGTCTGTGCGACCTCGTTCATGTTGCGGCTGTAATCGGATTGCCGAAGCACTGCCTTTTGAAGCTCGGGCGGCAGCTTGTATTGCTTGCCCTCGTATTCCACCTCGACAAGCGCATCAGATTCGTCGGTGTCCTCGTCGGATTCGCCATCACTGGCTTCCGCGTCCGGGTCGTCGTCCTGAGTCTCAGTCTCGGCTTCTGCTTCAGTCTCGCCCTGCGAAAGGGCCTCTTCGCGCTTTTCAAACGCCAGCGCGGCTGCGTCAAGGCTTCCCACGTCTTCCGGTGCCGTATCGGTCGGAGTCTGGGGGTTCTGCTCTTGGGTCATTGCTTCTCCAAAATGCAAAAAGCCCGCGCTAGGCGGGCCTCTCGGGATGGCGGGCGGTTAGGCTCGCCGCTTAAACGGGTTCAGTTGCGCAATCTTGCTGCGGTGCTCAATCTCCATACGGGCCAGCTTGCCGGTGTCAATGTGGACCTCAAGGCAGCGCTTTACGGAGTCCAAGCCCTTTACCATACTGTGCAATTCCTGCGCGCGGTCTGACTTCATGCTGTCTAGGCTTGCAATGCCGTTAAGCAGGGCCTGCCGGGTGTCATCGAATGCAGCCGTGAAGATGGCGCTATTGATGATGCGCGATGCTTCTTCTGCCCTTTGAACTGCAAGCTCGTGCTTGTCCATCAAGCAGACGCCAGGATCGTTGCTACATACATCACGTCGAATTCCTCAATCGCTCGCTCTGCCTCAAGTCGTTGCGCCTTTGCAAGTGCAACGGCTGCTTGTGCAATCTCTTGCCTGATAACCCGGCTCTCGTCGCCCAGGTCCATCAAGGCGCGTATCTCGACAACCCGCGCCGCCTCTACCTTGGCCCTCAGCCCGTCAACGTACTGCCGGGCGACATCCGCCAGCGGCTCAAAGTAAACCTCGCGTGCCGCCTCTCGTTTTGCCCTGCGCCTGGCTCTGGATGTTGGCGCGGATTCAACGGCTTCTAGGGCCTCTTGAACGCGCCTGGTTGCCCATTGCGACTCATAGTCAGCGAGCCTTGAGCCCCTACCTGCTGCGGTTATCCCAACAGGCGCTTGGCCCGTCAGCGCCAGCAGCAGCGACATGGCTTACTCGTAATAGCCGCGAAACGTCACCAGCGCCCAGATGACTTGCGATGCCGTCGCGGTGCCTTGGATGAACTTTGCCACAGCGCCCACCAACTCGCCTGGAGCCACAACGATAGGGGCATTGCTGAAGTCCTGATCCAGTTCCTGCGCCTGCTGGCCGATGGCCGCGCCGATGATCCATGATTGAAGGCCAACACCAACACGCCGCGCCGCCTTGACGGTCGCTGTCGAAAACGATGCGCCTTCAGCCGTTGCAAGGCTGTTCAACTGTGTGCCGCCGAACGCGATAGACCATTGCATGGTAGTTGGCGTTGTTGCCACCGCTGCGCCGATGTTCACGCTGCTGATGTGGACCCCGGTAATCACAAGGTTGCGGCCCGTGATGTTGATTGTGCTGGCCGGGTTCGTGTACGCCGTTACCCAGCCGTCAACTCCCGGAACCGCTGCCGTGATGCCAGCCTGACCGCCCAAGCCCGTGGCGAGTGCGGTAGCCTGCGCCAGCGCTGCACCCGTTACCGTAGTGGCTGCGGTTGCGTTCGGCAAAAGGGCCGTTGTGCCTTGCGTGTGCCCGTTCTGGCCTTGGTATGCAGCCATGCCCATGATGGCTTGTTGCTGGCCCCAAGGGCGACCCGTGGCAACGTCCATGAGCGTGACGCCGACACGAGACACGCGCATGGTGTTCGTATTGCTCACCGCCCCGGTGTTGTACTTCATCATGAACAGCGGAGCCGAGCCTTGCAGGAACGGTATTCCGTTTGCAGCCGGGATGTCCATGTGCCCGAGGAACTGGTCATTGAACCAGAATTCAACCTCGCGCTCGCCAACGACCACCAGGAACTTGAAGATTGTTCCGACCGTCAGCGCCGACAACGGCAAAGCAGCATCCAGCGCGTTTTCAATTGGCGTGCCGTTAAAGCTGATGACCCCGAAAACACCGGCAGATGTCACCTTGATCCACACGCCGTCAGTCGGAATCGTGGTTGCCGCAGACGGCAGGCCCAAGCCGCACAAGAACACTTCACCGGAAATCATCGCAGCGGTGAACTGCCCAAACAAGGCTTCGACAGCCAGCGGTGCGGTGTTGACCAGCGGGAAGTATTGCTTGGTGTGCATGAACGCGCCGTGCGCGCTCGTGGTGCCTTGCACCGTGCCGAAATTCAGCGTTCCCGCGCCTGGCTGCGAAGCCGTTAGCGTGTTGAAGACGTAGCGCCAAGTCCCTGTGTTCTGCGATGTGGCGTTGAAGACGTCATGAAACAGCACAGAGTCAACGCCAACCCGGTTGCGGAAGTCGGGCGACACTTCGCCGCTTTTCAGGTACGCCGTTCCGCTGAGGGTTCCGTCGTCGTTCTCGGCAAACGCGCGCACTGCGCCGACGTTCGCTGGCGTGGCCGCATCAGGCAGACGCACAAGCGCCCGCCCGCTGGCGTCAACTTCAGCGCCGTTGCCGGTGACGCTGCCGCGCTGGATTGTGTCTAATGCCATCAGTTAGCCCAAACGTAGTGGAATGCCCATGCGCCCTGCATCTTCTGCGTGCTGCGCCCGTAGACAATGAATTGATCGGTTCCGGCCTCAGTCGTCAGGGCAGCGAACACCGGGAAATACTTATGATCCGCCGCCGTGTGGTCGGTCGTGGTGTCGTCGCCCATCACCCAAGCCTCAACGTGCGTTGCAGGCGTGACGCCAACAGCCGCAACAACCTCGGATGCCTCATTGCTGCCAGGGAAAGCGCCGAAGTCAATCTCAGCGGTGCCTGTGCCGGTTGCCATTACTGCGCAGCCTCTGGCGCGTCGTCTTCAATCATCCCTTGGTAAACTTGCCCACTCGGGGCCTGGATGCTCATGCGCTTGCGCTTTGGCGCGTTCATGCCTTGCAGGGCCTGGGCCAACAGCATCATCGGGTCCGGCTTTTCTTCCACCGGCTCACCAGGCTCTTCTGCGATGTCTTCAGCAACAGCGCCCGACAAGTCCACGTTGGGCTGCATCTTCTGAAGCACCAACTGGAGCCACGACTTCAACTCCTCTGCGTCACGCTTCTGGTCGTCGCGCTTGTCTTCGATGGCCAGCGCGTTCTGCATCTTGGCCGATTCGATGCGCTCGCGGCTCTCAACTTCGATCTTCTTGACCTCGACGCCACTCTTCAACGCCGCGTTTTCCTGTTGTAGCTGCTGAATCTCTTGCTGCGCCTGGGCCAGAATCTGCTGCACCTGTGGCGGCAATCCCTGTTCTTGCTGCGGCATCGTGAAGAACATTTCCGGCTGTTTGAAGCCTGTAGCCTCTGCCATCTTTGCCGCTGCGTTGTACAGGTTCTCGGGGCTCACCGACTTACCACCCGTCAGTTGAATCTGAGCCTTCTGCTCGTTCATGATCATCTGCAAGCCTTGCAGCTTCATGCGCTGGTCAGATGCACCCAGGCCGACAGAGATAGACAGGTCCAGCCGCTCTTTCCAGCCGCGCGGGTCAATCTGTACCCACTTTCCGCGCAGCTTGATCGTCTCGGCCTTGGTGGCATGCCGCCTGCACAGGCCGTGTATGCCGCGCATCAGGTCAGCCAGGCCATTGGCAAACGAGCGTGTCACCAACTCCGTGCGCTGGCCGGATTGTTCCGTGACCAACTGCACTTCGCCCAGCGTCTTCTGGTTGCCCAGGTCCGCGCTGCCTTGGTTGTAGCGACTGAAGCCGGTACGGTTCTCTTTCGCAGAGTCCAGGTACTCCATCATCGGCTGGACAACGCCCGCAATCGGCGTGATTTCTGCCGCCATGACGGACTGCGACACGTTGCCCATGCCCTTGACGCGAACGACACCGGCGATTTGGTTGTCGATCAGGTCATCCAGCGTCACGGACTCGTTGGCGTAGACCCGGTTGTTGTTGATCGTGTAGATGTTGTCAAGAGACTGCCGCCAAAGCGTGCTCTTGATCTTCTGAATCTCGATGGACTCATCAGCAGGACAGCCGCCGTAGAACTTGAACGGCTGCGGGTATGGAGTCCAGCCAGCGAACGGGGCTTCTTCTGTCTCTTCGTCGGCCAGAATCTCTTTGCCAACGGTACACAGCTTGCGCAGTTCCGGCTCGCCGTCGCCGTTGCGGTCGATCAGCCAGAAAGTCTCTTTGAACAACACCTCGCGCATGGACGGATCGTTGCCCTCGTCCTGCGAATTGCGCTCCTCTTCGCTGCGCCGTGCTTGGTACTGCTGGCTGAACTGCGGATCGAAGTCGAAGCCGTCCGGGATGTCGTCATCTACCTTGTAGCCCATACCACGCAGTTCGGCAATGGTGGCCATGCGCCGATGCTGCACAAACCGCGCAGCCTTGGGGTTTGGCGTCTGTGCGTCGCGGCTGATTAGGAACTCTTCAGGCGGAATAACGCAGAACTTCGCCGATCCCGTCTCTTCGGTAGTGCGCAACTCAACGTCAAACAGCGGCACGCCATCGGGGCCCGGCTCTGCTTCGTTGATGGCTTCCAGCTTCACGCCGGGCTCCTGAAGCATGAGCATGACCAGCTCTAGCTCCTTGCCGTAGTACCGCTCAACGCTGGCGCGGGTGTTCTTCTCCCACCAATACTTGACGACGCCGTTTTTCTGAAGCAAGCCGGTCTTGCACCACGCGACCAACTGCGGGAAGCTGTCGTTGCGCTGAGTCACCACCCAGTTGATGTACTCGGACTCCTGCTTAGCCGATTCCTCATCATCAGGCCCGAGCGGGTTGAACTTCACGACGTCATCGGACGACAGGAACGGGCGCAGGATTGCAGGCGTAAGTCCTTCAACCACGTCCCACACGTCTGAACTGACGACAGCGCTGCGGCCCGGTTCCTCGGTGCCAAAGGGCTTGCTGTGGTAGTAGTCCAGCGCCAGCGCCTGCTCATGCGCGACTTCGCCCGTGTAGTAGCCAACGGCCTGCCGCTCCACCAGTTCAAGCTGGGCGAGCATCTGGTCGTCGGTCATCTTCATCAGTCAGCCTTCTTCGGGCGGCCAGGCCCACGCTTCACGGGCTCGACAGCCTCAGACTCAGGCGGCAAGGCGCGCAGCGCGTTGATGCGGTCCACCATCTTGGGCAGGCCCTTCTGTTCGGCCTCGTCATCGGCCAGCAGACGCAGCGGCGCGGCTTCGGCTAGCAGCGCGTCGATTTGCTCTTGCACGGTCATACAACCCACTTTCTAGTGATCTTGAGCGGCTTCCCGCCCCAGTTCTCGTTGTCCAGTTCCTCGACGTTCAGCGACAGATAGCGGAACGCATCGGCCCCGTTGCTGTGTACGTCGTGCAGCGGGCCTTCCGCTGTCTTTGTCTGCTGGTTGATGCGTCGTCTGTAGCGCTTCAAGCACTCAACCAAGCCGGGCAACTCAGGGTCAGCAGAAGCACATGCCTGCTTGTCGATGTAGACGCGCGGAAAGATCAAGCGCGCGGCCCTTATGCCCTGCTCAACCTCCATGTTCGGCGTCTCTCTGACAGAGCAACCAAGCCCGCGCAGAACGTCCGCGTCTGCCTTGCCGGTCTGCCTGTTGTTGGCAAACCCGTCATGGGGCAGGAAGTCGTGCCCCCAGTTCCAGCCCCTGTACGCATCACCCTTGAAGTCAGCGATGTAGTCGGCTGTCGTGCGGTGCGTGCCGGTCACGTAGCCCACGCAGGTAAGCGCAGAACCGAGGCGCTGGGCAAGGATGATCGCCATTGCGTCATTCCAGCCCATGTCCCAGATGCGGTGAACCTTGAGCTTCGGGTCCATCGGGAATCGCCCGATTCGACCGCTCAATTCAGCCTGCGCCACTTCGTTGAAGTAGATAGCGCCAACAACAGCGGGAAGGGTGCGGCCCCTCCAGGTGTGCGCGTATTCCTCGGGGGACAGATTCCGTTCGTCCTTTGCCCGCTCTTTCTCCAGCACTTCAGGAAACCACGGGTTGTCCTCGTAGTTCACCTCTACGGTGATCGTGTCCTCTTCGCCAGCCAACGCCCTGATGTGTGTCTCGTCTGTCTCTAGCTCCGGGTTGTACGTGACCCATATCTCGGAGTCTTTGGCCCGGATAGTTGGCGTCAGGATTTGCCACGAACGCTTGGTTGTGGTTTGGCCTTCCTCCATCCAGACCCGCGTACAGCCCTCGAAGGACTTGATTGAGTCAACCGTAAGGTCGGACAAGCCCGCGAAATAGAACGCAGATCCGTTCTCGCCCCGTATCTCGTCCCGCAGCACCTGATAGAAGTCGTCCAGGCCCAGCGCGGTGATCTGGTCCTTCAGAAGCTGGTGGACAGACTGCCGCAGCGACTTCTGGACTTCTCGGGTGCAGAGGATGCGGTGAGGACTGGCCGCGCCCTGTATCAGCAGTGCCCGCGCAACGCTCCAAGACTTTGCAGAGCCGCGCCCACCCTTCAGGAACTTGTATCGGCTCGGCGTGAACAGGCACTGGAGCTTGTCGGGAAACTCGATCACGGTTTAACGAACGTGACCGTCAGGCTCTGCTTGACAGGCCCTCCGCCCTCTCCGGTGTGCTCGGTGCGGGCCAACTTCGGGGCGGCGTACTCTGCCAGTTTTGCCAGCATGTCCAGCGCTTTGCCGGGGTCAGGCTTGCCGCTATCGGTGCCGTCACCCTCTGCAACCAAGGTAAGCCACCGGCCCACGTTGTCGCGGTTGTCGTCCAGCAGCTTCTGCACTGTCTCCCTGAACTCTTGCGTCACCTTGTTGGGTGTGCCGGTGGTCCGGCCGCCAGTCTTGGCGCGCTTCTTTCTAGTTCTTTCTACAGTAGACATGCTGCCTTCTCTTGCGAGGTCCGGCTAGTTATGCGCGCCCAATGCAGAAAGCCCCACTAGGGGGCTTCGCTTTCGCTCGGGGGTGGCCCGGCCTCCATTGTGGTGTGGCCTGCCTAATGGGTATACCCTCGCGCGGTTGCAGCATTGTAAAGCACAAATCCTGCTCTGTGTCAAACCTTGCGATTTATCAGCATTTGCCGTCCGTCGTCCACGTAGGCCACAAGCTGCTCCGGCGTGCAAGCAATCATGCGGCAAGCCTTGATTGGTGCGCTCGGCTTGACGTAGTACCACGCCAGCGCCTGCCTGTTCTTCGTCGGCATGAAGTGCATCGCAGCCTGCACCTTGATGGCGTCCCGGACGTCTACCGGGGGCCTGGAGTCGCTGGCTTCGCTTGTCTCGCGTTGTATCTCGTCACTTCTTGCCCTGTCAAATCCTGGGGCGATGTCTAGCGCTTTCGGTGGGCTTGACCAGCGGCCCCAGTTCTCCAAGCGCAAGTGCATTTTGTCCTGGTGCACAGGGACGATGTGGAAGTCGATAGGTTCACGCTTCAATCGAGACTCCTGGCCAGCGTCAGTGCGCCAGCAACATCGCGGATCGTTGCCACCGGACCGCCATTCCAATCTCTCATGAATGCCTCTTGAAGCGGTGTGTACTTGCCTTTGGCTGTCTTGCACTCCACAAGCAAGGTCTTGCCCTGCTTGCCGATAAGCAGATCAACAGGCAGTCCGATTATCCACACCTTGCAGCCAGCATCGCGCAGAGCCGACACGATGGCCGCTTGGTTTTCATCGACGCGGGCAGCACGCCTCAAGCCATGCTCCAGACACTGTTTGGCCCCACTGGCACCCGCGCCATCTGCGTAGGCTTTGGACCCTCTCCCGGCCACCATGTAGACCACCGACCGTAGCCAGTGCAGTGCACCAGCTGCACCGTTGATAGGCAGTTCATGTAATTGCCCGCGGTCGTTGACTGCACGCCCATGCGCTCGGCTATCTCTGCAGCCCCTAAGCCTGGCTCCTGCGTCACGATGTCTAGGGCCTGCTGTTCACGGGCGCGCAGCCTTTTTGCGAGAAGTCCGGCTTGCTGTGCGCGAGGTATCTTCATGCGGCCAACCCCCAGACACTTGCAGGCCCAGCAGGGCGCAGCGGTGTTGCGTTGCTTGCTTGGACGACCCGATGCACGGGGATGTGATTCGCCCATGCCTCAGTGGCGGCGTGCGACTCCCATTGCTTGCACCCGTACTTGATGACCTGCTGCTCAGTCTTCGCGCGGATGTCTGCATGCGCTGCCCATGTGCCCTTTGGCCCGTACTTGACGGTATGCCCGGTGACTGCGCTTCGCTCGATGTGCCCGAAGCTCTCCAGCGCGTAAATGTGCTTCTGGCACGTCGCCTTGCTCAAGCCGGTAAGGCGGATGATGTCCTTCATGCCGACGCCTTCAGTTCCTCGGCTGCACGCGGCTTTTTTGACTGCCGCGCGGTTTAGCGCGAGGTTTTTGACGTTCGCCGCCTGGAAGTTGGGGGCTGTACTTGCCATGCTCAGAACGGGATTTCATCGTGCATGTCATCGAAGCCCGTCTTCGGAGCTGCGCGTTGTGGTGCCCGCGTTGGCTCTGCTGGCCGCGCGGCTTCTGGCTGCTTGTCCTTGCGCTTGACTGAGACGGACATGAACTTGTTGCCGTTCTTGTCGGTCTTCAGCCACGCATCGAGGAAATGATCCACGCCGCCCACGTTCAGCGAGCCGGTGTAATCGGGCTGCGTGTCTTTCTCTTTGCGGTTGTTCTTGAACAGCGCTCCACGATTTGTATTGTCGAACTCAGCCAATCTTTTCTCCGGTTGAAAGCATGCCGTCTAGCGGCTTGATTGCGGCCCAGCGCAGCGCCCATGCGCGTGCATCAGGGTCCAGCGTTTTGCCGCCCTTGCTGCGGTCCAATGCGGACTGAGCAGCAACGCGGAATAACTCTCTGCGTTCCTCAAGCGCCCGGATAGCTACCGGGTCTTGGAAGATTTCCATGTCGATCATTTCGCCCCCAGAAGTGGCATAACTCGGCTGTGTCGGTCGTCGCAGAAACGCAAGCTCGGGTCATCGAACCACAGCTTGACGCGGCCCTCAAACGTGCCGTTACGCTGCTTCTCAACCGTCACCAGGGCATCGGGGTCGTCGTTCACCGACAGATCACCCATTGCAACTTTGCGGGCCTTTTCCTTGTTGGCCCAGACCGTCACGACGTTGGCGCACTGGTCGCTGATCGAAGCCGAACCGCGAAGGTCGTACTTCGTCGGCGGCGTGTCTTCACCGTGCGCAGGCTTACGGCAATGCGCTATCAGGTGGATGTGCTGCTTGGTTTCCTGGCTGACGCGGACGAGTGCGGTCGTGAACTGCTTTTGTTCGTCCATGCTTTCCTCAGACCCGCAGACCATCATCATCGAGTCGATGAACACGTCAGTACCGCCCAACGAATTGGCGAAATAGCGGACTATTGCCAGCGTGTCATCAACGCCCAACCGGCCAACGTGATCCAAGATCCACAGGCCCTGCGTGTTGAACGCGAACGCCTCAAGCCAGCCGCGTGACGGGCGGGCAATTCCTGACGCCTGCCTGGCCATGCGGTGCAGGGTTCGGCCTGGCTGCATTTCCAGCGAAATGATGAGCACCTTCCGGCCCTGCGCTACGAGGTCAAGCGCCACTTGGCTGGTGAACATGCTCTTGCGGTGGCCGTTGTAGCCAACCCAGGCCGTCACTTCGCCTTCGCGGAAATGCAGCATGCCCCGCAGCTTCGTGCTCTTGACGTCTGGGTCGGTAATCGGCTTGTCGCTGAAGGCTTCCAGCAGTTCGTCGAAGTATTCGCTGGGCTTTTTGACCGAGAGCATGATGTCCAACTCAGCGCGCATGGCGTCCAGTTCTTTGCGGCCAATGGTGAGTTTTTGGGCCATCAGAGTGCTCCTGCAAAACGGTCGGGTACGTCTGCCGTGTCGTCCTGCCAACGGCCCTCGTTGATCCAGGTCGCCGGGTGCGGGATGAACTGCCCGCCTTCACGGATCCACTGCGGAGAGTCGCGCTGCCGTGTGATGGCTTCGAGCATCTGCGCCAAAAGGGCTGTTGTCGGTCGCCGCTTGGCAAAGGCCTTTGCTGCTGCGTCCTTGCCGACTTTGCGGGGATAGGCTTTCCAGAACTCGGCAAACCCAGGTGGAAATTCCGACACCACCTCTTGCCCGCCGTCAGGCGGGATTGATGAAGATGTCTTTCCCTTCCCTTCCCTTCCCTTCCCTTCCTCCCTGTCTGTCAATTCATGAATTGACGCGTCAATTCCAAATCTGACGCGCAGTTGTTGGATGGTGTAGCCGTCTTTTTTCAGATCCTCGACAAGCCCAGAGCCGGAAACAGGCCGTCCGGCGTTGCATGACCGACACAAGACGCGCAGGTTGTCGGCTACATGCGGACCCAAGCAGCTTTGAGGGAGGATGTGATCCAGCTGCGGGTGGTCATCCGATCCGCAGCGAACGCACCGACCGCCATCGCGGGCCATAACAAATGCGCGGACATCAGCGGGGATGTGCGACGGCTCTCGTTCAACATGCGTGTCTGGTACGGGCAGCACGCTTTTGGACTCGCGCGGGTTTACATGCTGATGCTTCGCAAAGCCCGGAATGTGCGCAAAGCCGTCGCCATAAGGGACAACGAGCCGTGCGGCCACCAATTCTCCGCACAGACTCTCAATGTCGCAGTTGTCAGCCGGGAAATAACGCAACTTGAAAGTCTTGGGCTTCCACTGAAGTCGGCCCTCTTTGTCAGCTTCGCACCATGTGCTGATGTAAAGCAGGCGGGCCAGCGGTGACATGCTCACGATGTCCTCAGAAGTGAAGAATTCAGGCTTGATCGTCCGAATGCGCGCCATTACTTCGCCCCCTTCGCCACGCACTCCAAGCACTTCCAAGGCACAGCGCCCCGGTACTTGCCCGCGTGGCTCTTGCAGCCGCACAGCCAGCTTTTGCGCGTGTCCATGCCGATCCCGGACTGCGGCTGCTGGTGCGTTCTGTCCCGCGTCTGTGCGAAGGGCCTCATAGCGCACCCCCTACATTCGCAGTCTTACGGGTTTCCCCTGATGGGTGCACAGTCACGCTATGCCCTCGCCAGTTCACGCAGTCGAAGCGCCCGTCAACAAACTTGGCGGCGGGCTCGATGTCGGGGCGGCGCAGGGTGTAGCAGCCGCATGTGTGGCACAGCGGGGCCTTGGTGCCGTTCAAGCGCTGGAAGCCTGGGCAGCGGCCTGGCACGAGTGCTATGGGCAGCGGGGCCATTCAGCTCGCTCCTTTCGCGCCGTCAAGGCCTTCTGTGGTGCTAAACCCGCACTCGGGGCACTTCAAGCACGGCTTCATCACGCCAGGACCGCACGGGTACAGCGTGCCCACAGACTGACCGGGGCGCAGTTTGTTAAAGGTCTGCGCTAGGTACACGCCTTGCACCAGCTTTCCAGGGCACCTCGGGCATGACAGGCTCATTTCACCCCCTCTGCCATCCATCGAAGCGCTTCAGCGGCTGGCAAAGCGTAGTCCGCGCCTTTGGGGCCGGATAGCTTGTCAGCAAGCCAGGTCAGGTAAGTCACGGTAAAGACCGCTTGGCGCTGGATTCGCTGGGCCTGCTCTGTAGTGCTGTTGTCTGTGTCCATGGCGTCAATTCTGAGCGCGCGGCTTTTTTTTGCTACTGGGGTTTACCCTGACTTGCATCTAGGCGTTTTCCCTGATACGCTTTCGGTGTCTCTGCTGACACAGGGCGCGCGATCAAAGCCGCTAGGCTTCACTCTCACCGGGAAACCGGGCTTTTGTGTCAGCAGAAGCAGGGAGTGAGCCCTAGCGGCTTTTCTTTTGCTGGTAAGAGCGGCGGCCAAGACAAAACAGCTAGCGGGCTTGAATCGGCCCCCACCGCAAAATAGACCGGCCCTCTTGCCTCGGAGGCGTTGCCGTGCAGCCTGTCAGCTAGGGACTGCGGATGCTTGTAGGAAAGCGGGTGAGACAAGACTACAAGCGGATGGAATAGCTGCCTCATGGGTGCGGTGGTCCTGCGAAGGATGGCCGGTAAGGGCGTGCTATCACCCCTTGGGGTATCTATGGGGCAAACGCATCACCTAAGGGTTTGCCCTAGTACACAAGACCTGCGCTCTGTCCGATGATTGCATCCATGCGCTGCACACCGCAGCAAGCAAGGAGATAGCAAATGAGCACCCTACTTCTCGGATCAAGCAACTGGCAGCGCCTGATGACTCCGGCCGATGTCGAGGCTGAAGATGAGCCAGGCCGCGACACTGACGTGGACGGTTATAGCGAGATGCTGAGCGTGGCCTGTGTCAATCACGCCAACGTCACGCTGCCCTACATCCGCAGCGACCGCGACAGCATCGAGCGCTGGGCCGACGCTGCAAAGCCAGCCGAGTTGGTCGCCGGTCTGATGCACCCTAGCGCTGACGTCCGCAGCATGGCCGCAACGTACCTGCGCGACTTGTGGATGGACGCAGCATGAAGCAGGACTTCTTGACCACGCCAGCCGCGTGGACCCGCGCGCCTCGCACCGACCAGACGCCAGCCGAGTACGCGGAAGCGTTCGAGTTCGTTAGCCGGGAAGAGGTTGACGCCGTGAGCCGTGACGCTGACCGGCTCATGTATTTTATTGTCGGCGTGGCTTTCGCGCTGGCACTGCTAGGAGTATTGGCATGACACCCGCAGGACTTCCGCACGACCCCGCCGCCGCATTCGATGGCGACGCGTTCCACGACCCGATAGCCGCGCACGCTGCAACCGAAGTGGGGCACAGCGACCCGCGCGAAAGCTTCGGCGTCATCATGTGCCCGCTGGCCGTGCTGGCCAGCGTGGCGGTGGTGGGCTTTCTTGTGGCGGTGTGGCCGTGACCGACTTTGCTGTTGACAAGTTGGTGCAGGAGGTTGCTCCTACGTTTGCAGCCGTCAGCGTAGACCGTGGTATCGAGTTTGCGCGTGAAGCGGAGTTTGCTATCCAAGCACTGTGCGCCAGTGACTACGCTTTGCGCATCGCCCGCGAAAACCCGCAGAGCGTGCGTGATGCCGTCACCAACATTTCGGCCATCGGCATCAGCCTGAACCCGGCCAAGAAGCAGGCGTATCTGATCCCGCGCAAGGGCTCGATCTGCCTTGTTATCAGCTATATGGGCCTGCTGGATCTGGCCGTGCAATCAGGCTCGATCCTTTGGGGGCAGGCTGAACTGGTCTATACGTCCGACAAGTTCACGATGCGCGGTTTTGACCAACCGCCGACACATGAGCGCAACCCGTTTGCCAAGGACCGGGGCGAGATGGTGGGTGTGTACTGCGTCGTCAAGACGTGCGACGGTGATTACTTGACCTGCACCATGACCGCCGAAGAGGTGTTCGCCATCCGCGCCCGTAGTGACGCCTGGAAGTCCTACGAGAAGGACAAAAGCAAGACGTGCCCATGGGTCACTGACGAGGGCGAGATGGTCAAGAAGACCGTAATTAAACGGGCCCAAAAGACGTGGCCGAAGTCTGACCGGCTTGATAAGGCTGTCCACCACCTGAACACCGAAGCCGGTGAAGGCATCACGTTTGAGCACGACAACGACGACCCGCTGGAGCAAGAGCGCAATCTTGGCTTGTCGCCAGAGCGTTACAAGATCGTCCGCGCCGTGGCCCGCGAAGCTCTCCAGCGCTTTAACGAGGGAGATGAACATGGGGCGTATGGCGAAGTGTGCGGTCTGACGGTCAATGAAGAAAAGCTGGCTCTGTGGTCAATCTTGAAGAAGCATTCGGCGCTGCGCACCGCCATCAAAGCAATGGCGCACGCAGAGCAAGAGGCGCAGGCCAAAATTAAGCAAGAACGGATAGCCTCGTGATACCCAAAGAAAACGCCTACCGCAGCGAGAAGTGGCGCCGCGCCGTGGCCAGCTTGCCCTGCGTGGTTTGCTTTCGTGACGGCCCTAGCCAATGCGCCCACGTCAATCATCGCGGCAAGGGCCTAGCACTGAAAGCGCCCGACGTCTGGACGTTTCCGATGTGCCCGGACTGCCACCGCGAATTCGATCAGGGCAGCACGCGGACAAAGCAAGAGAAGCGCGACCTGGCTGATGAGTGGGTGCTGTGGACAGTGCACGCGCTTGCGCAGGCTGGGCTGGTGGTGCCGAAATGAGCCACACCGCCACGCTCCACAACTGGCGGCAAGCCAGCGACATCCTGGCGAAAGCAGCGGCATGGATACGCCGCCGCGTTGAAGACGGCCAGCCGGTGCGTCTGACGCTGGAAGAACAGCGCCGCACGATCCCGCAGAACAGGCGCATGTGGGCCATGCTTTCCGAAGTCAGTAGGCAGGTTGATTGGTACGGTCACAAGTTGACCGACGAAGAATGGAAGCAGGTATTTACCGCCGCGATGTTGCGTCAGAAAACCGTGCCTGGCATTGATGGTGGATTCGTCGTGCTGGGACAAAGCACAAGCACCATGAGCACAGAACAGCTTTCATCTTTGATGGAAATGATCGCCGCGTTTGGCGAACAGCATGACGTGCGGTTTACAAATGAGTGACGAATTTTTGGCGCCGTGCCATGTGTCGCCGAACTACATGGTCAGCACGCACGGACGTGTAAAAAGCCTGTCCCGCGTTGTGAAGAACAAGTTCAGCAGCAGAGCGATTGAGGAATCATTTTTGAACCCGATTCTTCACAAGAGCACTGGTTATTTTGTGGTCAAGATTGAGAACCGCCAGCACCTTGTTCATAGGCTTGTTCTTTCTGCATTTGTAACGCCAATGCCAAGGACAATGCACGCATGCCATTGGGATGGCAACAAGCAGAACAACGCCTTGTCAAACCTGAGATGGGACACGGCATACGGCAACGCTTCTGACAAAAAACGACACGGGACCATCCGCACTGGTGAAGATGTCAATGGCGCAAAACTTACCGCCGATGATGTGCGAAGCATCCGTGCAGATGCTCGACAGCGCAAACAGATTGCCACTGACTATGGGGTCACGCCGGAAGCAATCTCTTGTGTGGTTCTACGAAAGACGTGGCGTCATGTGTGATCTGGACAAGCCCGACTGCGCCGAGTTCATAGACTGGCTGATTGCACAGGAGGCAACGCTGTATGCGCAACGAGACGCGCATGCCGGCTAACGATCGAGCTGAACCGGACCCAAAGGCGCGAGGAAACTTATGAGCACCAAAGACATTCACGAGAGCCGCGAACCCGCCCCGCCTTTGGGGCTCGGTTCGAGCGAGGGGTTAGGCCACACGCAACACACTAGGAGAGCAATGATGGAATGGAAAGACGTTTCAAGCTACAGCCGAGGCCAAACCGACCGCAGGCCAAACACCTTTTCGGCGCAGTGCGGCCCGATGCGCTTGGTAGTGCTGACCGGCCACATCCACCACCCCGGCAAGTGGGTGGCACACGCCTTCCCGCTGTTTGAAAGCAGGGTGCTGAAGGCAACAACGCGCGAAGAAGCGCAGGTTGAAGCCGTGAAGATGGCGCACGACTGGCTGAGCGCCGCCGCTGCCGCCGCAGGCGGTCAGCTTGACCTAGCTGTTAGGCGTGTGGCCGGAGACTGACCGGCTGGAATTGGGAAGCGGATGCCGTACCCGGCATGCGCGGTGTGTATTAGCTCTGCGAAGCAGGGCAACAAGGAGCGACGATGGAACCAAAGTTGACATGCCCAGAGTGCGGCAGCGAACAGGTAACGGTAACGGCTGAACAGTCATTCATGGCAAACACGGGCGAACACTACTGCCACAGCGTGAAGACCCACGACGACGAAGCGAAAGCCAGATGCTTGGATTGTCAATGGACGGGGCACCGTGGCGCGTTTGTCGAAGTGCCGGACGCATAACCCCTCGCTCAAGCGGATTTGCCACGGAGTACCGTGTCAAATCCGCTTGAGCGAGGGGTTATGCGTGTGGTTCCGAAGCGTGGAGATGTATGAATGAGTTGGCTCTTTTCGCAGGCGCTGGTGGCGGAATACTCGCGGGGCACTTGCTCGGCTGGCGAACTGTGTGCGCCGTGGAGTGGGAGCCCTACGCAGCAAGCGTTCTTGTCGCCCGACAGAATGACGGCCTTCTCGCGCCTTTCCCAATTTGGGATGACGTGCAGACCTTTGACGGACGACCTTGGCGCGGACTTGTTGACGTGGTTTCGGGGGGCTTCCCTTGCCAGGACATCAGTGCAGCCGGCCGAGGTGCAGGCATTGAAGGAGAGCGCAGCGGAATGTGGGGACACATGGCGCGGATCATTGGCGAAGTACGACCAAGCCTCGCGTATGTGGAGAACAGCCCAATGCTCACTTCTAGAGGACTCGGAAGAGTCCTTGGAGACTTGGCCGAACTCGGGTATGACTGCCGATGGACAGTGCTGGGAGCTGGTGATGTCGGCGCCCCGCATGGCCGCGAACGAATCTGGCTGGTGGCCTACGCCGCAGCGCTCGGACTACAAGGGCACCAGCAGCGGCAGCAAGTTCGACAGCCGGGCCCGACAGTTTCGGATTTGGTCGAAGGGGCAGAACGTCACTGGCGCAATCTACCCGAACCCTACGGCCTACGAAGGCTTGATGGGGTGGCCGCTGGGGTGGACAGACTTAAAGCCCTTGGCAATGGCCAAGTGCCCCGGTGCGCAGCCACAGCCTGGCGAATGCTCACTGGTGGCATGAGGAACACGCATAACGTTCGAGCTAAGCCGCCCAGCGCGGCGCTACTGGAGAACAGCAATGGACGACAAGACTACCCGCCGCGATGGGTCGGCCTTGAGCGAGATGTTAGCCGCCCGTGTCCGAAGCGCGCGAAAGGCCGCACGCATGACCCAGGCAACACTGGCTGAAGCCTGCGGCCTGGAACGCACCAGCGTCACGAACCTTGAAGCAGGCCGCCAGATGCCGCGCCTGGATGTGCTGCACCGCATGGCCGACGCGCTGAAGATGGCACCCGACGAACTGCTGGGCTGCACGCCTGCGGCGC